TACTCATGCCCTGCGCTGCCACTTGCTGTGGTGCAGTGCTTACACTTGGTAAGTTGGCGTACTGAGCGCCAGCGTATTCATAGGTAGGTAGGGTTGCCATGTCTTATCAAGCCCTCTTAGGTACTTTTGTTGTGCCATATGTAGCAGCACCAAGTGCGCCTTTAGCAATACCAGACATTAAGCCATATTCTTCTGCAGAACTTGCTGCAGCATTGAATGACTGAGATATAGCCAGACCACCAGACATTGCCAGCTGTGCATTCTCATTCAAGATCTGTATCTCGTTGCCAGCACGATAAGCATTTGACTGTTCAACGGTCATGGGTGAGCCAGACAATGGGTCTACACCGCCTGCTACAGCCCTTGCCCTTACAGTGCCTGCCAGACGTTGCTGGCGCTCTAACAGCTGATATGCCTGGCGGTTGTAGTTCAATGCGTTTTGACGGCCTTGTAGCTCTGCTTGAGAGCCTTGCAGACGATACGCATCAGCTTGTGCATAGCCTTGTGACACACTGGATATGGCACTGAATGCACTGCTGGCCATTGATAAATTGGATGCAGTAAATAGAGATGATGCAACTGGCATTGTTCCAGCTGCAATTGATCCCGCCTCAATGACACCTACGGTTTCTGCTGCTACAGCTGCTGTTCCAGCCTCGGCAAAGTAAAGTGCTACTGCTTCCATTTATGTGCCTCCATACACGCTAATCTTGTACTCCATGCCCAACAAGTTGAGCTTTAGAGGCAAGGTCTGAGTGATAGTTATTTGGGCGTCTTGGTCATAGCCACTGATACCTGATATCAACTTAGTCCCAGTGAACTCTGGCACATCGTTATCCATAATGCTTGCAGTGTCCAAGGTGCGGATCGGCACAAGGTTAGTGTTAACAACAATGTGCTGGGTCTGATACAGGATGGCATTGACCTCAACAATGCGCTTGACAAAGCCAGTCCTGGCGCCTGCCTGGAGTCTTGGCTCAATCGGCAAAGTCACAATGCTCACCGTGAACGGCAGGCCAACCTCATAGCTAGTAACGCTGGCTCTGTCCATTGTCAGAGATCCACCGCCACTAACCACCTCATCTGACAGCACCGAGCCATCTGCCTTGACATTCAAAGTCTTACCAATATGGGGCAGGCTTGATATCGTTGTGGCCACGCCACCAGTAAACGCACAGTCTGTAAACACCGTGTTGTCAAATACTTCAACATAGTACTTATCGACACTGTTAAACGTGCGCTTGACCACCACGTAGATATCCTCGATATCCACACCAATGTCTTTAAACAGGCCATCAGTAGTGAGCTTGCTTGGAGCCACCACGTTTTGCTGGCGCAGAATAGAGTAGTTAGCAATCGTGCCATCGCCATTCAACATGAATAGCGTATCTGTCTCTTCAGTGCTAGTGTTCTTACGCAACGCCAACTCAGTTGGTGCATTGATCAAGTGGCTAGATAGCAAGCTGATCGACTGGCTCACGTAGGACAGGGTAGTGTCAGAGAACTGAAACTCATTAAGAGCCTTGCCCTGGCGCTGCACATACAACGTACCAGACTGCAGGATCTGCACTCGGATACCTTCTCTAGCACCATTGCGACTCACGGCCTTAACAAAGAAGTTAGTTGGCGTGATTGGATCTAAGCCATTTTGCGGGACATAGAACTCACCACCGCTAGTAAACACTTGCAAGTCACGGCCACTGATGATGTCAATGATTACGTTCAAACTGTTGGTATCTAGCGTGGCCTCCACCGCATCATCGTCATAAGCCTGGTCAGGGTTGAAGTCAAAGAACTGCGCCACCTTGCTGCCCCATATGGTGCTTGGCCGAGTCTTTGATCCTCCAAAGTACAGACGTCCCTCATGGAATGTGCAGCTCCTTGGCCAGCCCTTAGTGCTTGACCACACATCCTCATAGCCAGACTCCAGCTCCCACGATCCATTGGCAATCGCAGTGGTATCAAAGAACGGTATCTCGGTCACAGCGCTCACCACGGTAGTGCTTGTGTAAGCCACGATCCTTGCCCTACCTTGCGGAGTGGCATTGATGTATTGGCCGACAGAGCCAGAGCTAAACACTGCAGAACTGGCAGTCAAAGTGATTTCGCCAGATTTAGCGCTTGGCGTCAATGTGCCTGCTGGGTTAGACAAAGTAATGGTGAATGCATACTTTGGAATGCTGATAAAGCTGATATTGCTCACCGTCCATGTAGCATCTGTAGCACCACGCACAATCTTGATTGGCTGGATATCTTTATGGACAATGATCAATGTGTCTGCAGATTGAGTCCAGACCATAGTTGACAGAATAGAGCTGGTCACCGCAGTAACCGCCAAATAGTCTAGGCCACCACCATTGATGTTGGTGATCTGAGTCTTATCCTTAAAAATATACATTCTCTGGTTAGTGAAGATCAGCATATAACTGTCATCCACAGAGAACTCAAAGGCCACCGAGCGAGTGCCACTGGCTGGTGCTGCAGCGCTTGGTAGTTCAAACAAGTACTTCAAGCCACCACGTCTACGCACACCACCTTGTGGCTGCACAATGACGTTAGTCAGTGTCTCAGCACCATTTTGGTATTGATTTAAGTCAACCCTGGCCCTCAACAGCGGATCCAATTCACCGCTGCTGAAGTTGGTCTGGAATGAAACTAACCTGGTCATTAGTTCCTCACAGCAATTAGGCTAAAGTCTTCAAAGCTCTGGGTAGTATTGCCCTGGCCATCAATGACCATGGCCGTGCGAAAGTAACCACCACGGTTATTCTCGGCTGGTCCACCAGTAGCAATACCTTGCCAGTACTGGGTCTTGCTAATCTGATCTGTGATTGGGTCTGCCAAGTGCCAGGTCATCATGTACTTGAGCAGCTGAATAAAATAGCTAGGCATCTCCGATTCTGTCGGCAGATATTGGTAGTCAATGACTACAGCTAACTCATTGGTTAGCAGCTTATCGCCCTGGATTACCCAGTCTGTAAATGTTCTAGCGCCAACTTGTGTGGAGTTGTAAGCCCTACGAATAGTGCCAAGACGGTCTGATGGCAGTTGGTACTCGTAGCGATACTGGTTAACTGGCGTGTTGATTGTCTGCGCCAGCTGCACCTTCTTAAAAGTAAAGCTCCAGGGATAAGACTGGAGCGTAGATTTCTTGAGGTCTGGGTAGATGCGATCACAGATATTGGATGCGTCAGTACCCTCATTGAATGAAGATATCGACTTAGCGCCTAGCATAAGCAGGGCGTCTGAGCATACTTTTAGATCTGTATCACCACTAGCCATAGGTCACCCCAAAATGTGAGAAAGGCCAACCTCCAGATAACTAGAAGTTGGCCTGCTTACTTGACTACTGATTAATCAGTATCAGTTGCGCTTACGGTTGTGCCGTCAGCAATGTCAACCACACCAGCTGCAGACACAGCGTTAACGTAAGTCAACACTAGGCTAGGCGTAGTAGAGTCATAGACAAAAATAATGTCGCCAACTTTTAACAGCGATGCAATGCTGTCAAAGTAGCTCACGGTGTTAACCGTAGCTTGGGTATCTGCAGTTTTGTACAGATACATGGATGGTGCATTGCCAGATTTGGCAGCGCATACGGTCACAAAACCAGTGCTTGAAAATGCCATGATGTGTACTCCCTATTCTGTACAAGTGATGTCAACGCAACCACCAGCATCGATAGCGATAGCGCCAGCACTGAACATCGAGCTAACTAACCAAGAGGTTTTCTCTGGGATGTAGTTGATTTCAGAGCGGATTGCCATGCTCTCGGCCATGCCGACTGCCATTTTGTGATATGCATACACCTTGCGGGTAGAACCAGAACCACCACCAGTTAAACCACCTTCAGAGCGGTCACCAATGACGTTAAAGGTAAAGCCCATGAATGTGTTGATCTCACCTTGTACCAAGGCTTTGACTGTGTTGAAGTCAGAGCTAGTTACTGATGTCTCAGACAACAAACTGGCCAACTGTGATGCATGGATCAACAGATAGCGATCTTCTGCGGGTACGTTTGAAGTGTTTAGCAAACGTGATGCCTCACGCAATTTAGCCATGTTCAAGTTTGTACCAGCGCCACCAATGCTAGTAGCAACTGTCAAGCTGGTGCTTGATGCTGCCAATGCGTCAATGATCATCTGATCTGATCTACGGCCAATAGCTTTAGCAACAACTTGCACCAATTCTTGGCGCTCGTCAAAGTTAACTTTAGCTTGGTTAAAAATGTCTGAATACTCAGCAGCAATGTAGTCTGTCAAAGTGACAGTTGCTTGTGAATAAGTGACATTGAGTGGAGTAACGTCAGTCTGTGGTACACGAACTTGTGCAACGCCAGAGCCGATCTTTGGGAACTTGTGTGTGCTTGCAGTAACGCCAGTGCGGAGACGGACAGTATTACGCAAGACAGCATCACCTTGATACGCTTGTTTTACTTCCGTGTCAAACAGGGTTACAAAAGCATTAGAGATACTAACTGCCATTGTTTTCTCCTAGAAAACGGTTGATGAAATGTTTATCGCCAACGGTTGTCCAGAAAACTCTGGGCCAAGACTTGTGCCTTACAGCGCACCCCTGGATAGACTACTATCGTCACTGGCCTTGCGGTTGTCAGTGCTTACATTCTAAATCATATTTTTACAATTGTGTCAACTATTAATTAAAAAAAAAGCCAGGCTATTACACCTGGCTATAAAGTTGGCAACTGCTTGCCGTTAACCGTACATCTTCTCAAACAACTTCTCTACCTTGGCTCGGTAGCTTGGGTTTGTTTTGTACTCTGGGTTGGCCACCATGGCATCCAGCTCTTCTTTTGACAATGAGCCAGCAGCGTCTGGTTTCAATGTGTCTGTGGGTACTCTACCCTCGTAGGTTTCTCTGAGCTTTTGCAGGGTCTTAATACCCGCAGCGGTATCACCCCAGCGGGTGAACTCTTGAAACTCTTCCTGGCTCCAGATACCCTTTTGCACCATGCCTCTGCCCCAACCAGCCATGTTGTTGATGATGGCCTTGGCATTGGGTCCAAGTTTCTCCAGCTCGTCTGCCATGCTCTGGCGGGTTTCTGCTATGTTATTAGCGCCAATACCAGTGACCTCACGTGCTAGGTCTTCAAAGGCTTGCTGGCTAATACCGTACTTCTGCGCCCAGCCCACATAGCTTTTGACCACTGGGTCATCGCCTTTAAGGCCTAGACCGCCAATGTCGTACTCGCCATTCTCTGGGGGTTTGTGGCCACCAGCTCGGAACTTCTTTTCTAGTTCCACGTAAGACTTGCTGATTCCCTCTAGGTCTGGGGCTTGATCGTCTTTGTTCCAGAATTTCTCTGGCCAGAAGTCAGGGCGCTCCAGTGGGGTATCGTCTTGCTCGGTAGGGTCACCTTGTACGTGACTGATTGTCTGCTCTTGGCCCTCGGTTATCGGCTGGTCTGTGCTTTCGTCTGCACCAGCCAGCAGGCCTGGGTTGTCATTTGCATCACTCATCTTTGTTTAGCCTTTCGGATTCTATTTTCAATATCCCTGACCACGCTGTTTTGCCCCTCTCGGAACACTCCCAGCGAACTGTCAGAGCCTGGTTGCCAACACGGTTGCTCAAGATAGAACTCTCGCAGCCACGCCAACACTTTTTGACCTTCAGCACTGGCAAAGGCTTTTGCCATCTGTAGGTTCAGATCTACCCTGTCTTGATCAGGCTCAAAGGCAGCAGGCTCTGCCTCTAGGTCATCCCACCCGCTCATGCCATAGCCTCGCCTGCTGGCGCTGGTAATGCACCCTGCTGCTGCTGTGCCATCATGGCAGCCTGCGCCATCTGTTGCATCATCGCTTTACGCTCCTCGCTAGTGGTACGCACCTGGATAGGCACACCGAGCTTGTCGGCAATGTAGTCAATGGCAGTGCCAGCCTTAATCGCCATCTGGCCTTCTGGACCCATGCCAGCTGTGATCTGCATGAACTGCAATATGTTGTTGATCTCGTCCATGTTCTGAGCCATGGCCAGCGGAGACACTGGGCTAACCTTCACCTCTAAGCCATTGACCTGGATGGGCAACACAATCATGCCATCAGCGTCCATGACTTCTAGGATCTTGGTAACCAGTGGGATCATCGTCTCATTGATCAAACGGCCAAATGCAGAGCCAAGGTTTTGAGCCAACTCCTTCATGCGCTCTACCACCTCAGTGGCAGATCTGGCCGACATATTGTCTGGTGGCAAGCTCTCATCGAGCAGTGTTCGCTTGATTGCTTGCACCAGGTCATTGATCACCAGCTGGGAGACGTTGAAGTCACCAGCACGTGGCAGCGGTTTAAGCGCCTCACCCTGTGGCCCACCATTTCTGGCCACTGGAATGATCGCCCCAGGCGTGATCTTCACGTTGGCTGGGTTTAGCACACCATCATCGGCTGCAGTGTAGACACCAGTGATAGCCAGGCTGGCATTCTTGAGCAATAACTCTTTGACTTTGTTAAGGGTCTTGATGTCTGGCAGGGCAGTCAGCACTGGACCACGGCCATATATCTCGCCAGCCACCTTCATGTAGCGTGACACCACCCATGGGCTAGATTTGAGCTTGCGGTAAACCAGCTGAGACTTAGACTTTTCATGGATCACGTAGTAACCGTAGTCACCACGGTCTAGATTTAGCACGGTGGCCTCAATCAAATCTACTTCTTCTGTTGGTTTGTCAGCAATCAGGCGCTGCAGATCTGGTGGGATCTCCGCATCTTTCCACTGCATCTGGATGGACTCGCCTTTGATACGCATCTTGCGGTAGACGTTATCCACTTGGCCATTGGCGCCCTCTTCAAAGCTAACCAGGTACTGTGGGACAGGGATAAAGTTAATTGGATTAACAGCGTCACCCTTTTGGATCAGCATGACAGCTGTGCCAACAGAGAGATCTAGCAAGAACTCACCCATAGCAATGTCAAAGTTAGACTGCTTTAAAACGCTAAACATCTTGTCGCTGTACATATCAAGCATCATCTGCACTTGGCTCTTGCGATCCATGGGGATGTCAGTGCCAGGCTCAAGCCTGCACCACTTACGCTGTGGCGGGAAGATGCCAGATTGCAGACGGTTAGCAAAGCGCTGGGTAGAGTTGATGGCAGTGGAGTCAAAGACTCTGGTCATCTTGCGTTTACCGCCAACTTTCCCCTCGTACTCACCACCGTAGAGATTGCGCTGGGGCAGGGCAAACTCCATAGCGTCTTCATAGAGACTGCGAAAGTCATCCTTTTTGTTCTGCGCTATTTTGTGTCGCTGCAGAATTTGCTCAACGCTCATTTTTGCCATATTAATCTTTCTTGCTTGCTTGGTATCTTTTTAGAATTGCTCTACCCTTGGCTGCTAATCGAGCAGCTGCATCAGCGGTCTTTGGTACTGGCTCACCCCATGCATTGGCAGACAGCGCCAGCCTGGTTGGCTCACCCTTCTTGTCCACCAGTGGACCGCTGGGGTTGGTAAAGAACCGAGTTAAAAAAGATCCCTTGCGTCTAGCGTCTTGCCCTGTTGGGTTAGATGCCTTGACGCCAGCTTGTAGGTTTTTACTCTCGCCAGAGCGCTCGAACTTGCGCCTGCCAGCCTCGGTCAACCCGCCTTTAGGATCTTTTAACTTGCTCATTTCTTTTTGGCTGCATTCATGTTGTCAATCAAATTTGGATATGGGCGCCCAGCTGCTTTGGCGCTTGCCTGCGCTGACTTCTTATCGCCTGGAGACAACTTCTTTGGCTCACCTAAGTTTTTTGGCCGAGCTTGATTCCAGATTTTTTTATTCATATTCATCAGACTCTTCCTCCTCTTCATCAGTTATGGGACCGCCAACTAGCCACGCATCGCACGTGCGAGTAGCTGCACACTTGAAGTGAAACAACTCGCAAAAGCCAAGGCCTGCGGTTTCAATTACGTCCTCGTCATAGCCAGATTCCTCTTCTGGATTCTTGGCCTCGATGCCTGCCTTGATGCAGTCGAGCATTTGGGTGGTCTGAATAAACGCAGCGCAGTTACCGCATCGCATACCCATGGCCTCATCAATATTTGTGTTCCAGATCACGGTTTTGCGGATCCAAAATATTACATTGTTCTTTGCGTCATCTGGATTGGCTGGCCCATAGCCGACATTCTCAAATGCCCAGTTTCTGTTTTTGAGATTGGTCTTGATGTCTCTGGTGGCCAGGGGGCATTGGTACTCGCCCTCGCCTTCCATTTCTTTCTCGGCCTCATTGATCATGTTTGTTGCCATTATTCGTACCACTCTAAACTTAAACTCGCAGCGTGTGCAGCGCTGTTTACATTGGTTAATCTAAATAGATAGTTGGTCAATGGCTTTAGGACATATTCCAATGAACCAGCAGCGCCACCACTGGCTTTTTTGCCAGAGCCACCTGGAATAAGTTGTACATCAATCTCAGTACCGACAGACGTTACTGTTGGATTGATCACCATAGCCACTTGACTTTGATTGCTTACAGCGTAGTTACGGTTTCTGTTAACTGGAGTAAACGCTGTGCCACCAGTTGTAGACGCTCCTTCATAGATATACAACTCTGCATCGCCCAAACACATACCGTCAACAGTAATGTGTGGATATACACCAGACGGTGACGCTAAAACAATATTAATGCTGGCGTCAGCTGCAAGTGGCGCAGAGTCTGGTGCAATCTTGTACGCAAAGTAAGCACGGCCATCATGGTTGCGCTGGTGATTTACATCTACAGTAATTACTGGCGCATCAGCACCAGAAATTATTTGTAGCCCAGCATTGTTCCTATGCGTCAGAGCGACAAACTGTGCGCTCTGATTTTCAGATTCTCTGGTAACGTAAATCACTGCCATTTATTTTTTCTTAACAGCTTGTCTAGCCTCGCTCATGCCAATAGCAATTGCTTGTTGGCGTGACTTGACCTTTTGACCAGAAGATGATTTGAGCTTTCCAGTGGAATACTCTTTCATCACCTTATGCACTTTTTCTTGCATCTTAGATTTCATGTCGGTAGCCATTACATACCTCCAAGTTTTGAAGTAACGCCTAACTCGCTGTCTTGTCTCTCTTGCGAAAGCAGCTGACGCAAGCCACCGCCACGCCTAGCTGCCATGCCAGCTTGGGTCTTCTTAGCCAGGTTAGTTTCTTGTGTAGCAAGTTGCTCGTCTTGCTTTTGGATCTGTTCTTTTTGAACTCGGATCTGCTCTTCTGCTGCTGCTGAAGATCCACCACCACCACCACCAAATAGTCCACCCATGTTTAGCTCCTTGACATCATAAAAAAATCTGCCTCGTCTGGTCCATACTTTTTCATCAAGCCTTCTATCTCGAATCCAATAGCATTGCCCCAACGCACAGCTCGTAAGTCAACGCATCTTACGATTATTTGTAGTCGATGTAAATTCTGCGATATCACTCTGAAATCACGGTAAACAATGGCTGCTCTTGTCAGAGTCTTTGGGTATTTGCGCCCACGTTCCTCTATAAAGCACCACATCTCCTCGACACCCTTCCAGATAGACACCGCACCAAAGCAGGCAACTGGTCTGCCATGCAATATCGCTGTGATAGCGTGGCCATACCGTGCTTGGTTTTCTAGCATGGTCATCACGTCCATGGCTCTGCTGATGGTTTGAAAGTTTTGAGCCTTGACATTCATCACTGCTACGTGGCCAGGCTGGAATGGAACCCAGGTCAGGCCTGGCATGGTGGGTAAATCAGGCAAAGACATCAAAATCATCCGATGCTATGGTTTGGGCAATGAAGACTTTTCCATTTGTGCGGTTAGATCCCCTGGTCAGCTGACGATATTCACCACCGCCTGTTAATAAGTAGCCAAATGCGTCACCCACGTGCGAGTGTTCGTTCTTATTAGGGGTATCTTTGAACCTCTCATGCCCAGCACCGACAGCAATACGCTTGAAGTGGTAGCCACCAGAGAGAGACTTACGCAATAACTTACAGTTTTTGTTGATCAGCAGTCCAGGCTTACCCATCACCATGCGATTCATTGGTGCAGCTGCAGCCTCACGCCTGGCTTTGAAGTCGTTTGTCGCAGTTGGCTCTGCTTTTAGCCCCAGTGAGCGCAGATATTCAAACGCAGTAGTCTCATATATGGCATCACGCTGCATACCCGCGGGATCCCCCCATATGCGTACTTCATATTTTGGAAACCTGGTCTGCAACTCAGTGAGCAATTGCTGGCCAAAGCGCTCCAGACCCATATCAAAGGTGACTATCTCATGCAATACACGCCACTGGCCACTTGGATGGCGCTGGCCAAAGACTGCTGCAGGGGTTAAACCAAAGTCTAGACCGACTTGGATAGGCAAATTAGGATCGGCCTCCAGCTCGGCAGCCATGATGTTGTCATCGTACTCAGGCCAGACGCTTTGACCGTCCTTCACAAACGTATAGACGCCCTGGGCATAGCATCGGATCCAGTCTAAGTTCTTGCCAGCCAGCTGCTGCATATAGTAGCCAGCGGGTAGGTTGTTGACGTTCTCTGCTTTCTCATTTAGACGCCACCATTTGCCAGACGCAAAGATATGGTCATTGGCCTCTGGGTTTTCTGGCAGATCTTCTTTGGCCACCTCAATCACGCCACCAGGCTGCTTAAAAAACTTCCATGCGTACTTGCCAGTGATCGGCTCTTTCTCAGCGACTCGATGCCACCAGTGGTCATCATCCATGGGATTGGTATCCATGATGATGCCGTGCCAGGTAGCACCGCCATCACGTTTGGTAGGGTATCGGCCAACACGGTGGGTGAGGCCATCAATCACAGCCTTGGGCAACTCACGTGCCTCATTCACCCACGCACCAGTCAACTCAAGAGACAGCAACTTACGCACGTCTTTTGGTTGATCAAGGGCTAAGAAAATAATCTCGCAGTCAATGCCAGCAGCGTCACCCCTAGCAGGCAAGCGGATATGGTGGGTAATCGGTGGCGTCCACAGCAGATTGCCAAAGGTGGCCTCTGGGAAGAGATCTAGCCAAGTCTTGATGGTGGTGGTTTTCAGCATGGGGTAGCTGTTACGCACCACCGCCCATCTGCTGTACTTGATGCCGTCCACAGGGGATGGCTTTTGTTGGACAGCTTTGATCATGATCTTGGCTGCACAGGCGTAAGACTTACCAGAGCCAACAGGACCCATAAGCCCCTGCACAAAAGCATTTGACTGGATCATGTCATAGACAATTGGGCTTTTACTAAAGTCCAGATTCAAGCCAGCCATTGGTATTTCACGTGGCGAATGCTCTTTAGTTTTCATGGTCATCCCTTGGTTTGTCTTCCACATCCACAACATCTGGCGCACGTACATTGATACCAATCACGCTAGGCTTATCCTCGTTGTCTGGGTTGTCCAGCAGTCCACTAGCTTTAGCCAGGATCCGCAGCACCGCCACCTTGTCATAGAGATCAATCTCCAGCGTAGACGCACCGTCCTTGTCCACACGCACCTTGATATTCTTAATGGCCATCAGCGCAGTCTCTGGGATCAAGTGGCTAGGCTTGACCTTCACATGGCCATTCTCATCCCACGACATGATGTCAGTGATCTTGGTGTTAGCCATGGCCAGCAACGCATACGCAGTGGCCTCCTTGTTCTTGACCAGCGTAGTAGAGCGCTCCAAGCGCCTGACAATGGAGCGGGTCCCACCCCAGCCAGCTACTGGCGGGATCTGAGTCGGGTACTTAGGTCTTGACATTGCGAGCCTTGATCATGGCGTCAGCCATGATGTATGAACTTACAGCGCACAATTCTGCATAAAGATCTGTATTTTCAATACCGTCACCAACATACAAACCATCTTCATATTGATCTTTCAATATGGTCTGCATGGCCAGCCCCGCAAAGTAATCACGCAACCTCATCTCATCCATTCCAATTTGTTTATCAGTCATAGCTCACCTCAAAAAGGAATATCGTCATCCATAGCAGCCACAGCATTGGCAGCAGGGGAGGGTTTAGCAATAGGTGCAGCTGGAGCAAAAGGCTTTGGTTGGTCCAAGACCATGCCTTGTGCCTGGCCATTCTGTTTAGGCTGCTTTGGCTTACCCAACTTAATCTTGAAATACCACTCACCAGCACGTGTCTTACCAGGCTGAACATCAATCCAATGCAGAGTGCCATCAGGCAGTAGCAGTTCACCCTTGTAGTCAGCGTGCCAGGCCTCAGTCTTATCTTTGTTCTTAAACGCAGAGCCTTGACCTGGTCTTAGCTCAAATGGTTTGTCATAGTTAGTAGTCATTAACTTAGTCCTTTGGTTGAAAAAATAGAGAAAATACCAATGTAGTAAAAGGTATACAGAAAGAAATTGGGGAAAAATTCATTGAGGTACCCCTACGGTGAGGTGGGTGGGTGGGGGGAGGATACATCGAAAGTGCTACAACGCAGGATTGCACTGCCCAAGCACCCTCCTGCCATGCCTCTCTATAGGTACGCCACCCCCCTGTACTGTTCCCATACGTTGGTATGCGTTCAGTACAGCATACGGTAGCAGGCTCTACAAGGCTTTGATGTGCCATGTGGCTACCCTGATATTGACTGGATGGTTTCATGGCCTTCTAGGTGGCTTAGATTGCGTTTAAATGGCATCCATCTTGGTCTGGGTTGCCATCATGTGCATGATCCCATCAACCAGCGCCTGTTCGGTAGGCTCGATGCCCTCGGCATGGTAGGCAGGCAGTAGCAGTTCGAGCTTGGACTCGATCTCAGCTTTTGAATACTGCTTTAATTGTTTGTTGTTTATAACATTTATATTAATAGATATAGTGTTAAATACGGTGTTCTCTACAACCTGGAGGTTGTCTACGTTAACAACCTGGAGGTTGTCTATGTAGCTCTCTCCATGTACAACCTGGGGGTTGTCTACGTGTGAGTTATCAACAGATTTATCCACAGTCTTTGTGGCTTTCTTTTTCATCTCTGCTTTCATCTTCTTGACTGTGATGGTTTCATTGTCTTGTGGCATTTGGTACTCCTTTTGTGCCTGCTTGGTTGTGGTGGTTAGTGACTGTCTGATCATGTCCTGGATACGTTTGAGGCCTTCTTGGTCTACTTCTTTTTGTAACCTTTTTTCTTCAGCCTCTATCTGACCTGGTGGCCTGGCGTCTTCCTTGTTGCTGACCATTGCTATGGCCTCTGCAGCTGTAATCTCTGCATCAAAGATGATCCTGATGGTGTCTGTTGACTTGCCATGGAAACCCTTCTTGACTACTTCTATGTAGCCCAGTGCCTTGAGCTGGGTGACTTGCTTGCTGACTGCCTGCTGGCTTATCTTGAGATCCTTGGCTATGCGTATTTGGCTAACCCAAGTGATCCCAGCTCGGTTACTGAATGCTGCAATGGCTGAGAGTGTTCTTAATGTGCCGTGGTTGAGCCTCTCATCAAAGATGGCTTTGAATGGCATTACCACGATCTTTCTCTGATCGGGTAGGGCGTCTTGTTGTTTGATCCTGGGTTTAGCAGGCAACTCGAATGGCAGCACGTTATCTGGCATTGCGCTCATTTCTGTGAATCTCTCTCATGTACTGGCGTACCTTCTGCTCTACGTTTGCGCCATAGACTTTGTCTAGGCTGGCCAGGTGCTTGTCTATCAATGCTTTGTCCTGGAGTACTTCCCAGGTTGTCAGCAGCTCCCTGGCACTGGCCATCAGCAGGCATTCCAGGCTGGGTGAGGGCGCATTGCTGGCCTTCCTGTAGATGTACTTGTGTTTCATGCATAACTAGCCTTCTTAGACTTCCTGGGCGCTCTTGTCCTGCTCTTGCTGGCCTTGGCTAAGTTCTCTATCCTGGTTAACTTCAGCTGCTCCATGTGCGTGGCGTCCAGGATCTGGGTGATCTGCTCGGTAGTCTTAAACGTGTGCAAGTTGGCACACTCATACCGTCTGATGGTGATGTTGCCTTCACGTTTACGTGTGTCTTTGACCGCTGTCCAGGTCTGGCAAATTGGGCATTGCATTAGCGTCCCTCGTTGATCTTTTTAGCTAGATCTAGCGTGATCTTGCGTGTCTCATCCAGCAGCTGTCTGTAGTCCTCAACCTTGTGCATCTCTGTGTACAGCGCCAGCTTTAATTCCTCGATGGTAGCCAGCCACTGCCTGACCTCATGGTTAACTGTCTCGCTGCCAACTACAACGCCATCCTCATCCCGATAAAGCGCTATGTAATCCTTGGTCTTATTCATCCTGGTAACTCCAAAATATCAGTAGTGCTATGCCAATAACGGCCACGACAAGACCGCCTAAGAATGCAAGCAGGGAAATAACAAGTATGTTGCTCATTGCTTGGCCTCCAGCTGGCGCACACGGTCTGCAAGCTGACGCACCAGGTCAGTCAGCAGCGCCACTTCCATTAGCAGCTGTGTCTCCTTGCTGGGGTTGCTGATGATTTCTTTTCGGACTGAGCTTTGCTCCATCAAGCTAAATGCCTCGTCTTCCTCTGGCGTGTGATCAATCATGTGTCTTGCTCCATCGCCCAATGCAATATGGCCAGGGCATCGGCCTCGTTGTCATCTGTTACTGGGTGGCCTAGTGCCTGCATGGCAGCCACCATGGCATCTTTGTTTGCATTGCCTTTGCCAGTAGCATGGAGCTTGATAGTCCCCACTGGCACACCGCTGTAAGGGATCTGGTGGTGTTCGCACCAGGCAGTTAGCGTGGCCATCAAGCCACCGTAAACGTGAGCTGCATCAACTCCCTGGTGACGCCTTACCTCTTCAAAGTAAACCGCCTGGATCTCTCCAACGCTGGCGCTTACCTCACCGAGCCATTGCTTGAACCTGAGAAAGCGCATCCCGCCACCTTCAAAGCGCTTTGGCTTGAGATCTACCCACCCATGCACAACCTTGCCCTGCGTGAGTGCTGCCCAGCCAGTGCGTGTGCCTAAATCAATCGTCAGTATGGTGGTAATCACAGTACACCAATCCTACGCATCTTCTCTACCCAGGCCTCGACTGCCTCGCACGGTGGATCGTATGCCTCGATATCGTCTGTCCACTCTAGCGCCTCGGTGACTACCTCTTCTGGGATTTCTTCACCGTCTATGTCATCACCATCTTTGGCCATGTCTAACAGCTTGGTTGCCTCTTTGGGTGTCATGCTTGCGCTCCTATTAAGTTATTCAAACGCACACTCAAGTCCGCATACTGCCTGGTCAACGTCTCTTGCAAGACCATATCAATCATCTGCGATCTGCTACGTGCTTGCGCCTTGCAGGCACGGTCTAGCATGATCAATGTCTCTGGCCGTATGCGTACAAAGATTGGCTGCTTGGGTGTTTTATTCATGGTCTTATGTAAGATGATTGCACAATGCAAGCGATGATATCAGTAGGACAATTAAATTAATTTGTCCGCTAGGGTAAACACCTAGAAAATAGTTGATTTATTTGGGTTTAGAATACATCCAAGCGATATCACAGTGATATCGTGAACCACCGAGAAACAGGAGTTCGAACATGACAGACAGCCTTAGATATGATGCCTTCCAAGTGATGGCCAAAAAGATTAAGAGCAATAGCAACCGCTACATTGTTCAAGACATCATCGGCAGCGCCTATGACAATGCAAATGCCACTGTGTACATCGAAAAGGGTGTGACAGAGTCCCAGTGGGATTCAATCTTCACAGGCAGCATTGGCGAATTACTCAGCACTGGCGAATACAACCACCAGGTTGTTGCATTTTTTACAACACGTGGCATTACATATTAAGGTGATGACCATGACTAAATACGTAGCCTACTACCGTGTATCTACCGCCAAGCAGGGTCACTCTGGCCTTGGCCTTGAGTCCCAGCGCCAGCTGGTTAGCCAATACCAAGCAGACATTATCGGTGAGTTCACCGAGATCGAGTCTGGCAAGATCGACAACCGTCCACAGCTGGAGCTTGCACTTGATCTGTGCAGACGCAAAGGCGCAGCGATCCTAATCGCCAAGATCGACCGCCTCTCACGTGATGCAGCATTCCTGTTGACCTTACGCAAGGCAGGCGTGGACATCATCGCAGCTGATATGCCCAATGCTGGCACTCTGGAGTTCGGTGTACGTGCAGTAGTTGCACAGCATGAGCGTGAAGAGATCAGCAAGCGCACTAAACAGGCCTTGCAAGCAGCCAAAGCACGTGGTGTAGTACTGGGTTGCCCAACACCAGAGATCGGCTCTGCAGCAGGCAATGCTGCCATCCAGGCACGTGCTAACAGCTATGCAGACCGCATCGCCCCAACCCTGCGTGACGTGATTGCTATCTCAGGCGCCAGCACCTTGCGTAACCTGGCTGCAGAGTTGTCTACTCGTGGCGTTCAAACCCCACGTGGCAACACCGAGTGGGCAGCCAGCCAGGTCAACGCCCTTATCAAACGTCTCAACATCAACCTCAAGGAGTTTAGTCATGCGTAATATTACACCGTACAACACTGGCAAGGTTGCCATAGGCTCACGGTATGAGCCTGCCAAACGCCACACTATGTCGCTCGATGAATTACGCATTCAGGATTCATTGATAAATCCCCCAGTTAAATTGCTTGTAATGCCTTACGACAAAGCTATCTATGTGCTTGGTGTCGTGGCTTTGGTAGTCATCTACTTAACCAATTAAGGGTACGCATGACAGTAGGTCAAACTATCCGAGACGCCCAGCTTAATCTATTTGAGCAGCGTGATGCAACCTTCCTGGCACGTGCGAGAGCGCTGGCCGTACAGATCTGCCAGGCACAAGGCAGCGTCAGCATCAATGACATTAGACAAAATCTTGCTTTGCCTGCAGAGATGCACCCATCAGTATTGGGTGCTGTCTTCAAAGGCAAGCAGTTTAAGGCCGTAGGTTTTACCGAGGCTACCCACCCGCAGGCTCACGCTCGCATCATCCGCATCTATCAACTCAAGGAGTCCTTTAATGGTCAACAAAGTAACGCCTGACACTATGCTGTCAGCATCCCGCCTATCTTCAGTCATGGGTATGTCTAAGTACAACACGCCCAATGACGAATTAGAAATGTCAATCAATGCCATCCAGGGCAAAGAGCGCCCAGACATCGGCAATGAATCCATGGACTGGGGCAACCAGCTGGAGCCTTTGATCTTGCGTGAGGCAGCCAAGCGCTTGCTCCTGACA